TAGGAGGTAATATATAATAAAGGCTTTTTTTATTTGTGGCACAGGCTAATGTAAAACTTACAGTTGATGCTAGTCAGGCTTCTAGAGCGTTAAAGGGCGTACAGGCACAATCGACAGGATTACAAAGATCGTTTGGAGCATTAAAAACAGCAATTGCGGGTGTTGCTATAACAGCGGTTGCAAAGCAAGCTGTCAGCACGGCTTCAAATTTTCAGGCTTTACAATTAAGAATGAAAGTTTTGACGTCTGAATTTGGCGAATTTGCACAGGCTCAAGAATTAGTTTCAAAGGCGCAAGATAAATTTAATTTATCAATTGTTGAAGCAACAAAAGGCGTGACAGATATATTTGCAAGATTAAGGCCGCTTGGGATATCAATGAAAGATATTGAAACTACATTTTTGGGTTTTAATACTATTGCAAAATTAGCGGGATTAAACGCAACAGAAGCAAGCGCGGCGTTTACACAGCTTGCGCAGGGTTTAGGTTCTGGACGTTTACAAGGCGATGAATTTAGAAGTATTGCCGAACAGGTTCCGCAATTATTGACAGCTATTTCAAAAGAAACAGGGATTGCAGAAGGCAAACTTAAAGATTTTGCATCAAAAGGTTTGCTGAAATCTGACATTATTTTAAGGGCGTTAAACAGATCACTTGAAGAAGGCGAAGACAAAATTGGGGCAATTATGGCCGCATCCCCCGCAGAAGTATTTAAACAATTTAGCAACGCGGTTCTTGAACTACAAATTACACTCGGTAATAAATTATTACCAACTGTTTTGGCCGTTACCAAAGGAACAACCGCTTTAATTGAAGCAATTGTTAGTTTTGTTGATAGTGAAGCGGGTCAAGTTACTTTGACATTTATAGGAATTGCTGCGGCTATAAAAGGAATATCAGTTGTTGCGCCTATACTTATTGCCCAAGCAGTAACACTCGGAAATACTTTAGTAGGGGTTGGAGTAAGTTCTGCGTTAGCTTCAAAAGGAATGGTTGGAGTTGCATCTGCTAGTTTTGCAGCTTCGGTTGGTATATCAAAGGCGACAATTGCGGCAAATGCTTTTAAAGTTGCACTTGCAAAAACTGGAATTGGTCTTGCAATCGTAGCTTTCGGAATATTAGCGACAAAAATATTAGAGACTTTTAATGCACAGAAAAGACTTAATGAAGAATTGGCAGAAGGTAAAACTGATTTAGCAAGGGCAGAACTTGAAAGGTTGGAGAAAAAACTTGTTGATTTACAAGCTAAACAAGAAAGAATAAAAAAACAAGGTGGATTGAAAAATATACTTGGTTTAGGAGAAAAATTATCAGGAGTGGAGGTAATTGAATTAATCGGCGGTGCTTTACCAGATGCAATTGATGAATTAAAAGCAAAAATAGCTTCGGCTGAAGAACTTGGGTTAGCAAAAGAGTTTGGAAGAGCCGCAAAAAAATTACATGAACAAAAAGAAGAACTTGAAAAAATAATTGAAAGACAAAAACTTGGTTCTGAAGAGGGAAGAAATAAATTTGATCTTGAACAGAGAAGATTAGAATTACAGAAAGAATTTGGAGTCGAACTTGGAAATGAGCTTCTTCAAAGGGAACTAGCTCTTGTCCCTCTTAAAAAATCAGTTGAAGATTTAAAAAGAGCAGAAGAAGAGGCAAAAAAACTTAATGAAGCATTTAGACAAATAGGAGATAATATTGCAACAGGTATTTCTGATGCTTTGGTCGGTGCCATTGAAGGAACTAAAACTTTAGGAGAAGCGGCTAGATCAATTGTTAATAATCTTGCAAGTGATCTTTTAAGGCTTGGGGTTAATTCTCTTTTAAGAAGTACAGGTTTTAGTTTATTTAAAAATTTACCGGGGCTTGCAAATGGTGGTCGCGCTTCCGCTGGTCGTAGTTTTGTAGTCGGTGAACGTGGGCCGGAGATTTTTACGCCAAAAGTTAGCGGCACAGTAACCCCAAACAATCAGATCGGCGGCGGTGGTACTGTTAATAATATCAATGTAAATGTAGATGCTTCAGGTAGTTCAGTTGAAGGTAACACAGGTCAATCTGAACAGCTTGGGCGGGTTCTTTCTACTGCTATTCAAACAGAACTTGTTAAACAAAAAAGGCCGGGAGGTTTATTAGCATAATGGCAACATTTCCAAGTATCACCCCAACATATAGCGGGTTTACAAAAACAAATCAGCCGAGAGTTCGGACAATAAGATTTCAAGATGGATTTGAACACCGTATTGTTTTTGGTTTAGCCCAACATCAAAATCCTAAAGTTTATAATTTATCATTTAATGTTTCTGAAACTGATTCAGATACAATCGAAACTTTTTTAGATGCTCGCGCTTTAGATCAGGCATCGTTTGATTTCACCGCACCCGGCGAAACTTCTGCACAGAAATTTGTTTGTGAAAGGTGGCGCAAATCAATTCCATACAATAATAGAGCCGTTATTGATGCAACATTTCGGGAGGTGTTTGAACCTTGAGTACAGCCCCAATTATTAGTGATTTACAAAAGGCAAATCCTTCCGCGATTATTGAACTTTTTGTTTTGACTACTAATGAAACACAACACGGAAGCGCACAAACTTATAGGTTTCATGCAGGCACTTCATTAAATGCAAACGGCGAAATTGTCTGGCAGGGTAATTCTTATCTTCGTTTTCCTGTAGAAGCAACAGGTTTTGCATATCAACGCGGCCAGATCCCACGCCCGACACTTTCTATCAGTAACGCTTTCGGGTTTGTTTCGGCTTTATTGTTAAACGTAAACGCACATTTTAACGGAAATGATTTAACAGGCGCAGTTGTACAGCGCAAAAGAACGCTCGCAAGATTTCTTGACGCAGTAAATTTTCCAGTAGAAACAACAACTTCATCAACTTCAACAACTATTGCCGACCCCGCAGATGCCGAAACTGTTACTTATACGGTCACAGTTGCAAATGTTGGTGGTATTAATATTTATCTTATAAATGGCGTAAATAACCCTGTTTTAACAATGAAACGCGGTTCAACTTATATCTTTAATCAAGAAGATTCAAGCAATCAAGGTCATCCATTACGTTTTAAATCAGACAGCGGTGGTTCTTATACAACAGGTGTTTCAGCTTCAGGTTATAGCCCCGGTTATTCAGGTGCAACAGTTACTTTTCAACCATCTTATCCAGATGCGCCTTCGGATTTGAGATATTATTGTACAGTTCACGGAAATGCGATGGGAAATACAATAACGATGAATAATCCAAACACTACGACATCAACAACAACCACAACTTCAGGTTCGCAGACTAACCCTTTAGGAACACCCGACCCGACAGCAGAATTTCCACTTGAACAGTATGTAATTGATAGAAAGTCAGCGGAAAATCGCGATGTCGTTACGTTTGAATTGGCTGCGGTTTTTGATTTAGTAAATGTTAGGGCGCCGAAGCGTCAGGCAACAAGAAAAATATTCCCTTCAATCGGAACTTTTAACCAATGATTTGGAAAGATAAAGCGCTGCAACACGCAAAGGAACAAGACCCGAATGAATCTTGCGGCCTTTTGCTAAATATTAGAGGAAAAGAAGAATATTTTCCCTGTCGTAATTTATCTTTAACAGCGCATCAATGTTTTATTATTGACCCCGAAGATTATGTAAAGGCTGATAATACAGGAGAAATTATTGCCGTTGTTCATAGTCATCCAGTTACACCGCCGATAGCTAGTGAAGCGGATAAAATAAGCTGCGAAGAAGACACGCTGCCGTGGCATATTATTAATCCAAAAACTGAAAAATGGGGATATTATGAACCGTGTGGATACAAGCCGCCATTAATCGGCAGACCTTGGGTTTGGGGTGTTTCTGATTGTTATTCACTTGTGCGCGGTTGGTACAAAGAAACAAAAAATATCGAATTAAGAGATTGGGAACGACCAACAACCCCTGAAGAATTTATAAAAAATCCAATGTTTGAGAGTTGCGCATGGCGTACAGGTTTTCGCGAATTAAGAAGTGATGAAAAATTAGAAAATGGCGATTTATTATTTATGTCAATTTTGGCTTCTGGTTTAAATCATGTGGCGATTTTTATAGATGGGGAAGTTTTGCATCATTTAACAGATAGACTATCTTGTAAAGAGCCATATAACCAATGGCTGCAAAAATGCACAGGAAAGAGGTTGCGTTATGTTGCGTAAAATCAAACTTTATTCAAAATTAGCAAAATTTATTGGTCATAAAGAATTTGAAGCTGTTTGTAATTCACCCGCTGAAGCAATAAGATTTTTAATTTGTAATTTTCCAGAAGTTGAAAGTCATATGATAAAGCAAAGTTATAAAGTTTTAGTTGGTGATTATGAAGTAGATAAACAAGAATTACATTATCCAAGCGGTCAAGAAGATATTCATATTGTTCCTGTTATTTCGGGCGCAGGTGGTAATTTAGGAAAAATTTTAACAGGCGCGGCTTTGATCGGTTTGTCTTTTGTTTCTTTTGGTTCTTCAACTTTATTTGCAGGCGGAAGCGGTGCGGGTTTGCTCGGTGGCGGTGGTTTGATGGGTGCGACAGGATTATATGCGGCGGGTGCTTATGGTTCGGCGGCGCTCGGTCTTATGGGTGCGGGTTTGATGTTGTCAGGGGTTTCTGGAATGATGACCCCACAGCCAAAACAACAAGATTTTTCAAGTCCAGAAGATCCGCGTTTGTCGTTTAACTTTTCAGGAACGCAAAACACAAGCCGAGCAGGAACGCCAATTAATATTGTTTTTGGAGAATGTTTTGTTGGAAGTATAGTAGTCAGCGCGGGCGTTGATACAGAGCAAGTAAGAGCATGACAAAGAAGAAAGTAATTAAAGGCGCAGGCGGGCCACCACCACCACCATCGCCACCACAACCGACAAGAACACCTGACACGTTACACAGTAGGCAATTCGCATCATTTACGGACGTATTGGGCGAAGGCGAACAGGAGGGAAGCGCAACAGCAAGTAAACAAGGATTAACAAAAGGAACTACGGCATATAACAATGCTTTTCTTTCCGATACTTTTTTAAATGATACGCCAGTTTTACAATCGACAGCAAATTTTTCAAGTCCTGCAACTACTGATTTTAATTTTCAGAATGTAGGATTTACACCGCGTTTCGGTACAGCTAATCAAACACATATTCCCGGCATCGAAGAAAGTGAATCCGTGACAAGTGTCGGTGTAGTGGTTACAACTTCATCACCTGTTACAAGACAAATTACAAACAGCGCTGTTGATGCTGTAAAAGTTTCAGTTACATTTCCACAAATACAAAGGGCAACAGATCAGGGTGATTTACTCGGATCTTCTGTAAATTTACAAGTTCAAATTCAATATAACGGCGGTGGCTTTTCCGTTCTTGTTGATGACACAATTACAGGTCGTTCGGCTGATGCGTACCAAAAAGATTATCGAATAACATTAACAGGGGCTTTTCCTGTTGATATTCGCGTTGTTCGCGTTACTGCTGACAGTACAAGTTCAAGTCTTTTAAATGCTTTTCAATGGACAAGTTTTTCTGAAATTACAGATGATAAACAAACATATGCAAATACAGCCTTTGTTAATTTAAGAATAGACAGCGAACAATTCAGTTCGATTCCTCGCCGCAAATATCGGATTAGGGGATGCAAAATAAGGATTCCGGGCGCGGGTGCAAATAGTTCTGGAACCCCGACTGTTGACCTTCAAACAGGTCGAATTGTTTATCCAGACGGCTACATTTTTAACGGTACGATGGGCGCTGCAACTTATTGCAATTGTCCAAGTATGGTATTACTGGCATTGCTTACAGACACGCGTTTTGGTTTGGGCGACCATATAACAGACGCTTCTTTGGATTTATATTCTTTTGTAACGGCATCAAAATTTGCAAACACCTTGGTATCAGATGGATTTGGCGGACAAGAAGCAAGATTTTCTTGTAATGTAAATATTCAAAATTCTAATTCTGCATTTGATTTAATAAATGAATTATCGGGTGTAATGCGATCAATTCCGATTTGGTCAGCGGGTTCGATTCAGCTTGCACAGGATAGCCCCAAAGATAGCTCTTACTTGTTCAGTCTTGCAAACGTAAACGAAGGCGGTTTTTCATACTCAGGAAGTTCATTAAAAACAAGACATAGTGTTGTTTCTGTTAGTTACTACAATATGGATTCTCAGGATGTAGATTTTGAGGTCGTAGAAGATAGCGATTTGATCTCTAAGATAGGGACAGTTGTTAAGCAAGTAAAAGCATTTGCCTGCACATCACGGGGTCAAGCGGCCAGACTCGGGAAGGCAATCCTGTTCGCGGAAAATTTTGAATCAGAAATCTGCACATTTTCAACTTCTTTAGATAGTGGGGCAGTATGCAGACCGGGAAGCGTCATCGAGGTAAATGACCCTGTTAGGGCAGGCGTAAGAAGATCAGGTCGTCTTGCATCTGTTACATCAACAACACAGGTTACAGTTGATGACACAGCCGCGACAGACTTATCTACAGAAAACAATCCAATTTTTAGCGTAATTCTTCCCGATGGAACAGTTGAAGCAAGAAGTGTGTCTTCTATATCAAATGGCCTTGTTACTGTTTCTTCCGCATTTAGTCAGACCCCAAATGTTAACACCGTTTGGATGCTTAATAATGATTCTTTGCAATCTCAAAAATTTAGAATAATAAATGTAGAAGAACAAGACGGCTTAAATTATGCAGTTACAGCGCTTTCATATAACAATGATAAATACCCATTCATAGAAGACGGCGCGACATTACCGACAAGAACAGTTTCGTTGTTAAATGTTTTAAAAGATCCGCCCGAAGCTCTTAATTTTGATGAAAGGGTTGTTGAATTAAATAATCAAGCTGTTTCTAAAATCTTTATAAGTTGGAAACCTGTTCTCGGCGTTACAAATTATCAAGTAAATTATCGTTTTGAAGATGGAAATTTTGTTAGTCAAAGAGTATCGCGCCCAGATTTTGAAATCATAAACAGCGAAAAAGGTAAATATGAAGTTCAAGTTTTTTCTTTTAATGCCGCATTAGAAGTTAGCGCCACTTCAACAGATCAAACTTTTAACGCAATAGGAAAAACTGCGGTTCCTTCAGACATTACTGGTTTAACTTATGAACCGATTAACGATACAATGATTCGTTTAAAATGGAATACACCGACAGATATTGACGTAATAAAAGGCGGAAAAGTATATGTCAGACATTCAACCCTTACAAATGGCGCAGGTACTTTTACAAATGCAATTGACCTTGTTCAGGCACTTGCGGGTAATACCAATACTGCGGATGTACCGTTACTTGAAGGGGAATATATTCTCAAGGCGCAAGACGATACAGGAAATTTTTCAGCAGGCGAAACATCAATTGTTATTGATTTACCAGAAACGCAACCAAAACTTGTTGCATTAACAAGACGTGAAGATTTAGACAGCCCAAAATTTCAAGGAACAAAAACAAATGTTGCTTTTGATGCAACAACAAACAGTTTGAACCTTGTCGGTGGCGGTCAGTTTGACGATATTCCTGATTTTGATTTAGTTGCAAGTCTTGACGATTTTGGCGGGATTGTAAGTTCTGGAACATATGATTTTGCTTCAACAGTTGATCTAGGCGGCGTGTTTAGCGTTAATTTAAAACGTCATTTCTTGACCGAAGCATTTTATCCAAATGATTTAATAAACAGCAGAACAGCAAATATTGATACATGGGTTGATTTTGACGGTAGCCTTGCCTATAACGCAAACGCGGAACTAACCGTGAGGACAACGCAAACAGACCCTTCTGGATCACCGACATACTCAGGTTTTCAGAATTTTTCTAATGGTGTTTATAAAGGAAGAGGATTTCAATTCAGGGCAAATCTTACAAGTAATGATCCCGCGCAAGATATAAAAGTTTCACAGCTTGGATTTACAGCTTCATTTGATAGAAGAACAGAAACCAGTATTGAAAATTCAGCGGCTACAAATGGCGTTATTGCTTCAGGTAGTGGAGCAAAAGCGGTGACATTTAATAAAGCTTTCTTTTCAGGGGTTTCTGGGTTGGGCGGTGCTAATTCAAGTCCGCCATCAGTAGGAATACAGGCGTCAAACATGGCTTCGGGAGATTACTTTGTTTTATCAAGTATTACTGGATCAGGGTTTACTGTTCATTTCAAAAATTCATCAGATGCAAGTATTGACAGAAACTTCACATATCAAGCAACTGGCTTTGGTAAAGCTGCATAATTGAGCTATCATAAAAGAAAAGATTTTTTGTAAATGGCGCAAATTGCAAATTATACAGTTGATAATGATACAGGCGCCAACGTAAGAGCCGATATTAATAATATTTTTGCGGCAATTCAATCTTTAAATAGTGGATCTTCAGACCCTTCTGGAACACAAGTTGCTTTTCAATTATCAGTAAATACAACATCAAATTTATTAAAATTAAGAAATGCAAGTAATAACGGATATATAACAGTTGGAAATGTCACACAAACAAATTTAGGACTTGCGGCTCTTGCAGGCTCGACATTTACTGGCGCTGTTGTTCATAACTACACATCAGCATTAAAAATTCCTGTTGGAACTACTGCACAAAGGCCGGGTTCGCCTGCTACAGGAGAATTAAGATTTAACAGTACTTTAGGAAGTGCAGAAATATATAATGGATCAGCTTTTGCGGCTGTCGGCGGCGGGGCGGGAGCAACCGGCGCGGGCGGCGATGAGGTGTTCTTCGAGTCGGACACAAATGTAACGACATCATATACGTTAAGTTCTGGAAAGAACGCGCACACGGTATCGCCAATTATTAACAGCGGTGTTACTGTGACCGTGCCTTCTGGTGCAATTCTTGTTATTCTTTAATTATGGCTTTAAACATTAACGGCACTACTGGTATTTCTGGGGTTGATGGAAGCGTATCTGCACCTGCTGTAACTGGAACGGATAGTAATACTGGTATAACATTTCCTTCTGCTGACACTATCAAGGTTTCAACTGGCGGTGTTGAAAGAATGGAGATTGCAAATAGTGGAGTTACTATAACAGGTGCTGTAACAGCTACATCATTTAGTGGTGACGGAGCAAACTTAACAGGTATAGATGCAGCAGCAGGATCGGTTTATGATACATTTCATGGACAAGGTTTTAGTGCTAGTGCAGGTGCTGCTGTTTATATAACTTCTGGTTGGGGTAAACCCGGAGGACCTGGAGGAAGTTGGGCAAATGGACCTTCTGGAAAACTTATAACAGAATCATCTGGGATATTTAGTTTTCCTTCTACAGGAATCTATTATGTTTCTTTTACTTTGCGTGGTTATGCACAAAATGTAAATAACAGGATCATTGGAACTAGAATATATGCTACTTCTTCAAATCAAAATCCACCCCCAAACCAAAAAGCAGCCGGTCAATTTAATGTAAAATCTTTTAGTGGAATTGACAACGGTGTTGGTTATGGTAGTGCTGTTGCTGAATGTATTTTAAAAATAGTAAACACAACAAACGACAAAATAGCATTTTGGTATCAATCTGAAGATAGCGCCCAACTTGAAGGTGGCGATGGTCAGATGGCAATTTTTTATAAACTAGCGGATCTCTAACTATGGATTTTACTACAGGCAGACCTGATCACATTGATGATTACATTCGTACTATCAAAAATGGACAATGGTTCGGTTGGTATGAAGGTGGAACAAAAGAAGGAGCATGGGTAGGTCAGGACAAAATGACCTATGCTAATTTAACAATTTTAGATGGTAGTACAAAACCTACTGAGTCTGAAATTAATGCTGGATTAAAAGCAATGCAAGATGCTTTTGATGCTAAAGATTATGCTCGTAAAAGAGCAGACGCATATCCTAGCTTGGCAGATCAGCTTGATGACATCTATCATAATGGTATAGATGCTTGGAAAGCTACTATCAAAGTTACCAAAGACAAATATCCTAAACCATGACAGCAAAGATTAAACTAAACGCAGCATCAGGTGGTGGGTCAGTAAGCATACAAGCACCTTCTTCTTCTAGTAATAACAGAGTTATTGCTTTACCTGATATTGCAGATGGCAACCTTTTAACGACATCAAATTCACAAGTTGTTCATGCAACAGCGACAAGTGCAACTTCTCTAAATTTTAGTACAGATAGTTTTGCTGATACAGGTTTAACGGCTTCAATTACACCTTCAGCCGCATCTAGCAAAATACTCGTAACTGGTTATGTTTCATGGTATGTTGCTATAAGTGCTAATGGAAGTGCAGAGTGGAATTTTGCAGTATGTGATGGTAGTAATAATATCTTAGATGGTACAACTGCTCTTGCTGGAGGTTATAGATTTAATGAATTGTATGCTCAAGGTGGAAAACATCCAATTAATTTCTTGCATTCTCCAAACACAACAAGTTCATTTACTTACAAAATAAGAATGAACGCTAAAAATGCAAACCAAAGTGGAAATGTAAATTGTCAAAAAGATAATCAGGCAAACAACATTAGCAGAATTACTTTAACGGAGGTAGCAGTATAATGGCTTTAGACCATGAAGCGATAAGAAAAGCATATCCTGATGCTATTTATATAAATGATGCTACAGGAGCATTTAAAACTGATGGAACACAGATTACTCTTGTCCAATCTGATATTGACGCTGCAAGAGTTACTCTAGATTCTGAAGCTGCTGCGGTTAAGTACAAAACCGATAGACAACCTTTATATCCATCTTTAGGAGATTTTGCAGATGCTATGTATTGGAATAGTAAGGGAGATTCGACTAAACTAGAAGCATATTATGCAGCCTGTGAAAAGGTAAAAACCGACAATCCAAAACCTAGTTAATTATGTCAGAGATCAAGGTAAATTCGATAAAGGGGGTAGGAGCTAGCGCTGCTGCTGTAACTGTTCATAACTCTGATGGAACTTGTACTTTAGCAAGTGGTTCAAAGTTAAATAATTGCACGACAGATGGAACTACAAACTTAACTATTGCCGATGGAAATTTAGTCGTTGGAACTTCGGGTCATGGTATTGACTTTAGTGCTACCTCTGGAACAGGTACAAGTGAGATTCTTGCAGACTATGAAGAAGGAACTTTTACTCCAGAATATAACTCTGGTTCAGCATCATCAGCTTGTTTTGCGGCTGGAGTAAGTTACAACTCTGACAGAACTGGTATTTATAGAAAAATTGGTAATATGGTTTATTTTTTTATAAAAATACAAGCTACATCTGGAACAGCAAAAAGTGGACATTTAATAATAAATGGTTTACCTTTTACTTCTGGAAATTTTACTGATAATGCAACGGCAGGGGGAGGACAAATAACTTTGACTAATGCTTTTAATAATAATAGCGATATGCCCACAGTATTTGTAAGTGGTAGTGCCACACAAATAAAATTCTTTTTTACTAATGGAGGAGATTTTGGAGGAACTAATCTACCCACTCCTACAGGAGTAATACATCTTTGTGGTCAATACCCTACAACTTAATAGACCGTAGCTACGTCTTAAAACTAAGCCTAAACCTGTTTTAATCGGAGATTAATCCTAATGGCATTAGCCGAATCAATCGAATACGACAAGATAGAAGTTGTCGGTCAATACAAAGCGGTGCAAGTCCGAAAGAAAAATGTAATCAAAAAAGATGGAGTAGAGATTGCTTCTAATTTTGAAAGATATGTACTACAAGCTGGTACGTTAGATGGTTCTGATAATTTAGTAGATACTGATTTATCAGGAGAACCAACAGAAGTTCAAGCAATTTGCAATGCTGTATGGACTACTGATGTAAAGGCTGCTTGGAAAGCAAAATTAATTGCAGATAAATCTAGTTAACCTTATCTTGCATTTGCCTAGACATCATTCCGAGGGTTACATATAAGGGCGCCAATGCACATAATCCGCAAAAGGTTATAATTGTACAAGGTACTAACGCTCGAATAAAGGCTGATCTCATGGCAAAAATTTCGCAACTATTATCTATCTTAAGTTTTTTAATTTCAGCGTCAATGTTAGGCGCTGGCGTTTATGGCTATAAAATGGTCACTAGCGATGACTTTAAAGAAAAAATGATACAACAAGTTATGGATCAAATAAAATTACCAGAAATTCCAAAATTACCAAAAACAACTGGCGGGGTTTCTCCTTTTAAAATTTAAATGGAAATAAGGGAGATATTTATTCCTAATATAGATATTCCTGAACCTATACATATTGAACCGCCAATCGTTGTTGATACGCCTTTAACTATTGATATTGGCGTTCCTGTTATTGATGCGCCTTGCGCTGTTGTACGTGATTCTGTAACAGGCGGGAGTGATCATTTTAATAACGACCCCGATGGCAATTTCGCAATATGTGATGCGACAGCCCCTTTTTATTTTGCGCCTGATTATTCACCGACTGCAAAAATAATTACACCGAAACAAAACACAAATACAGAAGCGCCAGAAATTCCTGATATAAAAACGCCAGAAATTCCTAAAACAAAAGAAAATAATGATGATAATGTAATTAAAGAAAAAGAAATTGATTGCCCTGCGAAAGACCAACAATACAGATTAAACGATTTAAGAAATGCCGAAGCTGATGAAAAAGTAATTGGCTTTGAAATATTAGATGGAAAATGTGTTGAATTATGGGGTAAAACTGATATTGTTTCAAAATACCTTCCTTCGTCTTCTGTAGTAGCCACAACCCTAGTTGTAACTATTGTCGCAACATCAGCGGCAACAGCTACACCTTTTTTAACTAAGCTCTTAAAACCAATTTTTAAACAAATTATAAATCGTATTAAAAAATTACTTGGTAAAAAAACAGGAACAAAATTTAATTCTTCTTCACGCCAGAAGAAACAGAAACTTCTCTCAAAGAATGTTGATGATTAATTAAAGTATTGCTTGGATTCGTAAGCTGAACATCTTCGCATAATTTATAATATTTTGACGTAATTTTAAAATTATAGCCTTTAGATAAAAGATCCCCGCACGTTTTTAAGCGCCCTAATTCAAGAGCATACATATTGTCGTTTACTCTTGCCTGTATTAAATCAGATTGTCTTTGTTGAGCTTCGCGGCATAGTCGCACAGCTTTACGATCAAGTGAAATATTCCAAGATAAACTAATTCCCGGCGAAATACTATATGTATCTTTTTGTGCTGTTCTTATTGTTTTATAGCCGATAATTTGGCCGGGGTTGTCAGGGTCGCCGTCACCGATTGTTGCGCCGTTAGCATCTGTCGCGCCTGCAATATCTTTTACTGAATAGATAGGATCTAAATAAAAATCCTGATAAGGTTTTGTAAATGATGCCGATGAAGTTACAAAAGGCTGAATAACCAATGTATCAGATTGACATACTACAGTTTGCAACCCGACCTGATTTTGAAATTGTCTTGTTGGCATATTCATTACGCCTAAATTGGTGACACTTCCAGACGAATTTGATACAGGATTATTCGTCATGTTGGTATTTGCAAAACTTGGAAACTGTACAGAAAAAAATAATATTGCACTTGCGATCTTAAATTTTTTTATCATTGCGTAAACGTGCTTGTCGATTCTGTCACCGATTGAACCTCAATTGATCTG